TGAGGACGGGATAGTCAGCGGGATCGTCAGGGCCATCGCCCTTGTCGACAACAACGCTATCTTGAAGGTTTTGATCCCGGAACCATTCGTTCCATATGAGATTGTAAGCCCGATGCCAGAGCGAATTATGGGGCAGATCGGGAACTTGGGTAGGTATACCCATGTAATCGGCGAGAGAGCCCTCCGCGTAACCAGTAGCAGCGGGCGCGAACATTTGCGGAACCAGATAGTCAGTGCTATCGCCGGGATTGTCCTGAGCGCCGTTGAAGCGTTCCCAATTGTCCCAGATCAGGCGGTTGGGAACGGCGAAGAAGTGGGTATCCACATAGAGATTATCCATGAAGGGATGAAGCGGAGTTGCGAGACGCCCGAAGGCGTGAAGCTTGGCGTTGAAGGTATCGCCGGGCAGCGCCTCATCAACATATATGGGAATGAGGTAGCCCGCATCGAAGGTCGTTTTATGACCGCAAGAACGGTCGAAGCGCGATCGCGGAATGTCAGCGCGAGGAACCTGCGAAAAATTGTGTTTCATAACTGATTTCATTGAGCATTCTCCTTATGAAGTGGGCGAGGACGAGGATCCAATTCGTCATTCACGGAACTGCCAGCCAGAACCAGAGTAGGTTCGCGGGCGGTGAAAAGACCGGATTCCGACGAGAAGTCTGCAACGTGGTAGAGCATGAAGCCGGAGCGATAGGGAAAACTATCACCAAGAGAGCCGATAAACATACGGCTGGCCTGATCGTCAGTCTGGGCGACGAAGGGCGGAAGGAAATAATCAGCGACCGAGTCGCGGATGGTGTAAACCTTTTGATCATTGAGATTGGTAGTCATGTGAAGTCCCTTTTCTTGAGTTTTTGAGCCGAGAAGATAGACCCGGCTCGGAGTTGTCGGTCAGTAGGCCGATTAGTGACACGTATCGCATTACGTTTGCGATGACGTTTGAGAGTGAGAAACATCTCAGGGTTAGTGTGCTCGAAAACCTTATCATAAGCGCGGGGAGGTGGCATAGGACGGCCGTTCAGGATGACCTGATCCTTCTCATAGGCGTCACGACCGTAACGTTCGAGCCAAGGCATGCCGATACCTGGACGGCGAGACATGGTAGAATATTCGGGAAGGCGATCAACGATTTCGCCAGTCTCAGGATCAATCCACTCGTAATGAGTCTTGGCGGGGTCGCCAGTGATTTTCTTGGTCGTATAGCGAGAACAATAAGCAGCAGTATCAAAGGTAACATCGCCGAAGGTGGCGAAGCCGAGGCCCCAAGTCTCCGTGAGTGTTGGGCTTTCGTAAAGAGGAAACTCGCCAGAGGTTGAGAACAAAATAGGATCGGGAGGACGGAACCCGAAAAGCAAAGCGTGGTAATGCGGTCGATGTGTGGTTTCACCATATTCGCCGCAGTGGTAGTAACGCATTTTGCCGAACTTCTTGCGAGCGCGTTTCATGAAGTCTTGGAAGTCTTTTTTGACAAGCGTTTCCCCAAAGGGAAGGCAGTCATCATCATAGGTCAGAGTTATAAAGCAGCTTTCATCGTGCATCTGGTCCTCGTGGACGCAACGAACCGCCCATTGGCGGGACCGTTCTAAGCGACAACCGATGCACTGGCCGCAAGGAATCGTCATAGCGGCATCCCGAGAGATGGCCTCGGAGCGAGTGGTAGTAAACTTGCCCTTGGGGTAGTCCGGTGACGGGCGAGAACGCCAGCCACGGAGAGGACAATAGCACGGCAAGCCACTAAAGCCTGATGCCGCCCCGCATAGGGGCGCCAGCGAAGTTTTTGCCTTTCACGCGAGAACCGCGACGGAAGGAACGGCGAGACTTGGAACGGGACATTTTAGAGCGTTTGCGCATGGTGCATTTTCCTTGTTTTGGACTGATTGGTGTCAGTCAGCACAGTTACATCAAGTAGAGAACTGTGCAAGGGGGTTTCAATCCTCGTCAGATTGGCCCTCAGAGGCGCTAGGAGAGCCGCCAGAGGGGGCCTTAGCTTTTTCCGGGGGTGTGGTCCGCTTGGATGGGACTTCAGGCCCCTCGCGACGGGTAGCGAGGCCCAAGCGAACCAACTCCTCACGGTTATCAGGATTTCCGACGAAATCAATGAAGGAGGCAGGATCGTTATGGAAGCGTTGCCGGATACGCGCGGGAAGAGCGCCGAACATTTCGTCGGCGGCGATCACGGCGTTCATGGACTCGTGGTAATCGGTAGGGGTTTCGGTGAAATCGGCATATTGGCCTTCGAAATTATTGCGATGCTCAAGGATGCCAGTTTTTTCATAGCGGCGCATGATGGTGTTGATGTCACACTCCGGAGCCATCGATTGATGGGTCATAGAAGGACCGACCGTGGCGAAAGGTTGGCGGGGATTGTTACCGTGAGCAGTTTTAAATTTGGTCATCTTCTGACACCTCTTGCGATACGAAGAATTGAAGGGAAATCCCGACGAAGATTCGGGAGCTTTTCAGCTAGAGCGCCGATAATATCGGCAGGGGTCGCGCCAGATCGATTGATCCAGCGGATGGTTTCGCCATAGGACGACATATCGATACGGGCCTCGATGTCGGCAGCGATTGCCTCGGCCTCACGGACGGTAAGTTGCTCACGCAGGATACTGCCCTCGACGAGTTTATTCTGAAACACCTGAGCAGCGATCTGCGCGTTGTTACGCTCAGTCTCATTGCGGGTGTGGGTAAGCTGGGTTTCAGCGAGAATTTGGGGCACACGAGCAGTGGCAACGCCAGTGTTGGCAGCAGTAAGCCCCTGAGTGACACGCTCGGAGTTAGCGCGTTCGACCGCGAGAGCAGAATTTGAAGCGGCGAGGACCTGATTGGCGCGTTCAGTGTTGATGCGTTCAGCATTGAGAGCAGCAGTGGACTCAAGATTAGCGATCTCGGAGTTAACGCGCTTCATAGAAACGGCAGAGGAAATAGCTTGAGGAACATCCTTGCCGATGTTTTGGGCCGGAATACCGGAGCCAGCGGGAGTTGAAGCCCCGCCACGTTGATAAGCAAGCATGGGATTAAGGCCAGCAGCTTTCATATCAGCCATAGAGCGTTGATAGGAGGTGTTGGACATGTCTTGTTGAAAGGCCATCTGCTTAGCAGAAATGGCCTGATTGGACCGGTTTTGCAGGATGCCCCCGACAACGGGGGCCGCAATGCTGGCAACGCCAGCAGCGCCACCAAGGGAACCGAGAATTGAGGCGAAAAGTGGAAGAACCATAGGTTTTCTCCGATAGATGGGCGGGAACGCCCTGCCGTGTGAGGGGCCAGCGTTCCCGCAATTGTGTGGTTAGAAGTGGTCTATGAGACCGGGGACAGAGTAGACGGGCATGGGTCTTGCGCATTTAAGTTGAAGGTAAGAATCGAGGATGAGATGCGGGTAGGAGGGGACGGCAATAACTCGATCTACAGGGGGATTTTCTTCGATGAAGGAGCTATTTAGTGCGGGGAGTGATGAGAAGTCCTGGGACAGGTGCCAGGTGTCTAGGGACTGCGCGAAGTTAGACCGCATTTGGCCCGTGATAAGAGAGGGTTTGTAACGATACTCGGCGAAGCGTTCTTGATAGCCGAAGGGAAGATCGTTGATAGAGTCGCCGTTACCGTCGACAGTCGCAGGGTCTTGAGCGTAAAGCTCTTTATTGAGAACGGCCTGCTCGCCGATATGGGCGAGAGCGGGCCAGTAGAAGTCCCACCGAGTTTGGCGGGAGAACATACGATTCAGGCCCTGTTGGTAGGTGAGGTCAGCACGGACAGAGATGAGACCGATGATCACGCAGTGTTCCACGAAAGATTTGTTAAAGCCGTGGCCTTTGACGCCGACAGTGCCGAAGGAGGCAAGGTTACCCTGCGGGGTTGTGGCGTCCGTGGAGGAGGTTTGAGCGACAGGTTGGACGTTGATGGGGAAAGAGCCGCCACCGAGATATTCGGGACGTTGAAGCCGAGCGTCGGGCGAAGTGACACCAAAGTGAGACTTGAGGAGCTCGATATAACGCGTGCCGCCACGAGCATCGCGTTCATACAGCTTCTGAATTTGGAAGGCTTGCCGCAGCTGATTGATCGTCGCAGCAGTAGCACTAGTCAAATCAGCGTAAGGCAAATCGATCACATCAGAGGTAGCGGCGCCATCTTCACGATGAACATAAACCGTAGAACGGCGATCAGTCTCGGCAGCGCCGAGCGCACCAGTTGTCGGATCCCAAGGGTAAGTGTTGCCAGTGCCTGGACCAGTGCCATCCACGTAGAGATTTTGAATGGGAGCCGAAGTGCCGAGCGGAAGGTCGACCGCGGGACCTTTTTGAGGCCAAGGAAGAGCGGAGGTGAAGTAGTCGTGGCGTTTGCCACGT